TACTTACTGTCCTTCTGGTCTAGTTGACCAAGACAAAAACATAGCACTTTCTTATTTGCATAAGGCTATACGCCCTGCAAATCAACTTAGAATGATGGAGAATGCCGTAGTCATTTATAGGATTACGAGAGCTCCTGAAAGAAGAATATTTTATGTTGATGTAGGTAATCTGCCCACCAACAAAGCAGAGCAGTACCTCAAAGATATCATGGATCGTTATCGTAACAAGTTAGTCTATGACGCTAACAGTGGCGAGATTCGTGATGACAAAAAGTTTATGTCTATGCTCGAAGATTTCTGGCTTCCAAGAAGAGAAGGCAGCAATGGTACTTCCATTGATACTTTGCCAGCAGGACAAAATTTGGGACAAATCGAAGACGTAGAGTACTTCCAAAAGAAGTTGTATCAGTCTTTGAATGTTCCTGTTTCTAGATTACAGCAGCAAGCAGGTCTAAACTTTGGACGTTCTGCTGAAATCAATAGAGACGAATTAAAGTTTACTAAGTTTGTATCTAGACTCAGAAGAAAGTTTGGTGTAATGTTTGATGACTTGCTGAAGACTCAGTTACTTCTGAAAAACATTATCACCGAAGAAGATTGGACAGATATTAAAGACGATCTTCTATACAAGTTTGCACAAGATGCTTACTATACTGAGTCTAAGAATCAAGAAATACTTAGAAGTAGAGTAGAAGTTCTAAACGGAATGGCAAGTTACATCGGCACGTTGTTCAGTAAGTCTTATGTTCAGCGAGAAGTGTTAATGCTTACTGACGAAGAAATTGAACAAATTGAAAATGATTTGAAACTTGAGCAGCCGTTTATAACACAAGATCAAAATTTCCAGATGATGACTCAGCAGCAACCGCCTGAGCAAGAAAGTGAAGTCCCACAAGATACAGGAGAACAGTAATGGATCGTGAAGCAGCAATAAGAGACATGATGCAAAGTATGTCACAAGGCAAAGCAAGTGAAGTTCAAGATAAATTTAATAGTCTTATGATGGATCGAGCTAATGCTGCGGTCTCTGACTACAAACAAGAACTTGCAAAAAGCGTATTCAAAAATCCAGATTTACAAGCGATGGGGTTAGCAGACGGCGAAGAACATATCATGGAAGTTGATCCTGCCGCCGAACCCGAAACTGTCGGAGACGAAAATGAAGACATTTAAAGAGTTTAGAAATTTAGACGAAGCAAAAAAATGCAGCGAGTGTGGATGCGATCCTAAGAATCCTAAAGAAGGATGTGACTGCAATCACAAGAACATGAGTGAAGCTCTTGAAAATGAAGTTTCTGAAGAAGTTGAAGAGATCGAAGAGATTTCTAAAAAAACTTTAGGTTCTTACATTAAGAAAGCAACTACTAGCTACGGCACCCGTGAAAGAATGGGCAAAGAGTATGAAAGAGATGCCAAAGAAACTCCTTCTGGTACTGAAAAAAATGTAAACACTCGTTTGGCAGGTGCATTTCAAAAAGGTGCCGCAAAAAGAAAAGCTGGCATCATGAAAGCCACAGACAAGTTAGTAAACAAATAGGTTTAATCGGAGAGCAAAATGGCGGTCACAGTAGACACATTAAAGCTAACACAGGTTCAAGGAGTTGTGGCTGTCAGAGAAGATGGTAGTACTCCTGCAGCAGGCACTATTGCATTAGCGACTACACTTAAAAAGGCAACTGAAACTCAGTCGTCACCTGTTGTTAATATTGGTGCTATTCACTGGGCACTAGACACAGGAGTTACTGGTACTATTACTAGAAATTCAAAAGTACTATACAACTTATCACTTTCAGGCAAACTAGATTTTTATGGCTTTGCTGACATTACAGAAAATGCTAGTGACATTGTTGTAGAAATGGACGGTGCAGGTACTATCATTGTTGAATGTTCTAAAGTATCTGGTTACGGTTCACAACAGCATCAAGGCGCTGACGGAGACTTAGGATAATGAAACTAATAAAAGAAGTCACAGAAGAGATTAAATATATCTCTGAACTTAACGAAGAGACTGGTAAGAAGTCACACTTTATCGAAGGTGTTTTCTTACAGTCAAACCTCAAGAACCGTAATGGTAGAATGTATCCTAAAGAAGTGATGCAGAAAGAGGTTGCTCGTTATACAAAAGAATCTATCGAGAAGAAGAGAGCATACGGTGAACTAGGCCATCCAGATGGTCCTACAGTTAATCTTGACCGTGTTTCTCATATGATTGTTGGCCTCAAAGAAGACGGCGATAACTATATCGGTAGAGCAAAGATTTTAGATACACCTATGGGTCGTATTGTAAAAGAACTTATTGACGAGGGTGCCAGCTTAGGTGTTAGCTCTCGTGGATTGGGTTCACTCAAAGAAAGAAACGGTGTCAATGAAGTTCAAGAAGACTTCATGTTAGCTACTGCTGCTGACATTGTTGCCGATCCTTCAGCTCCAGATGCTTATGTACAGGGCATCATGGAGAATAAAGAGTGGACATTTGTGAACGGCATCTGGCAAGAAAAAGAATTAGAAGAGTCCAAAGAAATGATTAGAGCAGCAAGCACTAAAGAGCTTGAGGCTGTAAAGTTACAAGTCTTTGAAAACTTCTTAACTAAGTTGTCTAAGATTTAATTTTTTATAAATATATATCAGAACACAGTAATACAACCTAATAGGAGAATAAACATGGGTGTAGAATCCAAAATCCGAGAGCTTATGGAGGGCGCAGCAAATCGTCCTAAAGATAAGCAGCAAGGTGATGCTTCTAATCCTACTCAAGGTAGCTCAAACGCCAATCCTGAAATGCAAGACCTTAGCGGTACTGGCAATGCAGAAGGCGGCTTGACTTCACCTGTAGGTAAGGCAGCAGCAGGCAAAGAATCTAAAGACACTACACTACCTAAGGGTAACGGTGCTAAAGAAGCCCCTGCAAACTTCCAGAACGACAAGCCAAGCGAAACTGATGTAATGAAAAAAGCATCTGCTGGCAATGTTCATCAAGAAGAAGTCGAAGCTGACGAAGAAGTAATTGCAGAAGACGAAGTAGTAACTGATGAAGTTATTGCTGAGGACGAAGTAGTTGCAGAAGACGCAGAAGAGATTGCTGAAGAAGAAGTTTCTGTTGAAGAAGCTACTCTCTTTGAAGCAGACCTCAACGCTCTCTTCGCAGACGAAGAGCATCTCACAGAAGAATTCAAAGTAAAAGCGGCTGAAATGTTTGAAGCTGTTGTTACTTCACGAGTTAGTGCTGAAATTGCACAAATTGAAGAAGAGCTTACTGAAGCAGCAAATGTTGAATTTGAAGCTCAGTTAGGGCAAATGACCGAAAACATTGATAAGTATCTCTCTTATGTTACTGAAACTTGGATGGCTGAGAATCAAATCGCTATCGAAAGTGGTATTCGTACAGAAGTAACTGAGTCATTTATCAAAGGTTTACAGCAAGTATTCTCAGAGCATTATATTGAAGTTCCAGAAGAAAAGTATGATGTGATGACTGAAATGCAAAATCAAATTGATGAGCTTTCTGCAAAGCTAGACGAGCAAGTTGAGTCTAACATTGCAATCAAAGAAGAAGCTATCGCTTTGAAGAAGCAGGCAGTATTTGCTAAGATTTCAGAAGGCCTTGCGTCAACTGAAGCAGAAAAATTTGCGGCATTGGTAGAAGACATTACCTATACTGGTATGGATTCATATGAGCAAAAACTTCAAGTCGTTAAAGAGAACTACTTCCCAGCTGAGAAGTCGTTGACTGAAGACAAACTTGAGGACACATTTGAAGCTACAAACGAAGTAACTAACACAGTTATGTCTAAGTATGCTCAAGCAATTTCAAAAACAACTAAGTTCTAAAATTAATTTTTTATAAATAGTACTGTTATTATAAAAACAAAACTGAAACAACAAGGAGACTTAAATGTATCTTTCAGAGCAAATTGAGAGCAAGTGGGCACCAGTCCTCGAGCATGCTGACCTGCAGCCAATCGCAGATCCGTATAAGAAGGCTGTAACTGCTGTAGTTCTCGAAAACCAAGAACGTGCCCTTCAAGAAGAGAAGGGTATCATGGAAGCAACTCACGCTAACCAAACTGGTGGCGGTGTTGATAACTACGATCCAATCCTCATCAGCCTAGTTAGACGAGCATTGCCTAACTTGATGGCTTATGACGTTGCTGGTGTTCAGCCAATGACTGGTCCTACTGGTTTGATCTTCGCTATGAAGTCACACTACTCTAGCCAATCTGGTACTGAAGCACTCTTCAACGAAGCAGACACAGATTTCTCTGGTTCTGCTGCTGCAGGCCCTAACCACGACGGTTCTAACCCTGTTGATGGTACTTACACTACAGGTACTGGTGTATCTACTTCAACTGCTGAAGGCTTCGGCGACTCAACTGATCTCAACGAGATGGCTTTCTCAATCGAGAAGACTACTGTTACAGCTAAGTCTCGTGCATTGAAAGCTGAGTACACAATCGAACTCGCACAAGACCTCAAAGCAATTCATGGTCTTGACGCTGAGTCAGAGCTTTCTAACATTCTTTCACAAGAAATTCTTGCTGAAATCAACCGTGAAGTTATTCGTACTATCTACAAAGTCGCTAAGACTGGTGCTGCTTCTACTGCAACTCCTGGTACTTTCGACCTTGACGTTGACTCAAACGGTCGTTGGTCAGTTGAGCGTTTCAAGGGTCTTCTCTTCAACATCGAGAGAGACGCTAACGTGATTGCACAAGATACTCGTAGAGGCAAAGGTAACTTCATCATCTGTTCAGCAGACGTTGCAAGTGCTCTAGCAATGAGTGGTGTTCTTGATTACACACCTGCTCTTTCTACTAACCTCAATGTTGACGATACTGGTAACACTTTCGCTGGTGTTCTTAACGGTCGTTACAGAGTGTACATCGATCCATACAGTGCCAACACTGGTGCTGCTTCACAGTTCTACGTAGCTGGCTACAAAGGTTCTAGCGCATATGACGCTGGTCTCTTCTACTGCCCATACGTTCCATTACAAATGGTTCGTGCGATTGATCCTAACACCTTCCAGCCTAAGATCGGCTTCAAGACTCGTTACGGCATGATCGCTAACCCATACGTAACTAAGTCTGACGGTACTACTGACGGTGATACATTCACTGCTGCACGTAACCAGTACTACAGAAAAGTTAAGGTTACTAACCTTATGTAAGAATAAAAAGAATTGCTTAAAGCAATCATTTTTGAAGGGGCTATTCGTAGCCCCTTTTTTTATGGCTGTAATAAACTATTACAATCTAGTCATACGTTTTTTTCGTATTATAAATAGTACTACACACAAATCAACTGAGGTGTATTATGAAAAGACTATTAATCGCAACACTGGCAATTCTGCCAACAAGTATTTTTGCTCAAACGTACACAAGTGAAGTTGCAGATATTATCAACAACAACTGTGTAGTATGTCATCGTGAAGGTGGCATAGGTCCAATGAGTTTCGAAACTTACGAACAAGTCCGTCCATGGGCACCACTTATTGCTATGAAAGTAGCATCACGAGAAATGCCTCCTTACGCTTACGATCACGGTATCGGTATTCAAGACCTACAAGGTGATTGGCGTCTCGCTCAAGAAGAGATTGATGCTGTAGTCGCATGGGTAAACGGTGGTTCATTGTACGGTGATCCAGATACAATCGTGCAAGCGCCACCACTAAGAGATCCAGAAGCATGGAACTTTGAAGAAGACTTTGGCGCACCAGACGCAATTATTCCAAGTGTAGCAATCGACATTCCTGCAAACGGAAACGATCTTTGGCACAAGCATTTAGTACCAACAGGCTTGTCAGAAGACAGATGTATCAAAGCAGTACAAGTTAAGCCACGTGGTGAAGCTAAAGCAGTAGTACATCACGCTAACTCATCTATTATCACAGCGGAAGGGCGTGAAGGCATGCTCACTGAGTACGCTATGGGAAAGTGGGGAGAGATTGTACCAGAAGGAGTTTGTCGTACAATCCCAGCAAACGCAGAAGTGTCTTGGGATATTCACATGTTCCCAGGTGGTCTTGGCGCAATGGCTCCAGGTTCTGTAATCAAAGACAATGTAGTAGAGATCGGACTTTGGTTATACACAGAAGAGGAAAGCGCACAATTGAAATACAAACAAGATTTGAGTTTGTATCGCCTTGGGGACCAGGACGACTTAGTAGTCCCACCCAATGGATATGCAATGACTCAGGGCTTTCACAGTTTCGATCATCCTGTACGTTTAGATAGTTTTCAGCCACACGGTCACTTGCGTATGAATGCAGCAAGTCTTGAAATCTTCTATCCAGAAACAGGACGAACAGAACAAGTAAGCCAAATCTCAAAGTGGAGCGCAACTTGGCATCACAGTCATTTGTATGCACCTGATGTTGCCCCTTTGATTCCAGCAGGCGCAGTTATCATTCTCAAGCAGTGGTATGATAACACAGCAAATAATCCAAATAATCCAGATCCAGATATGTTTGTAATGGGCGGTTCACGCACAGGAGATGAGATGACTCATGCTTGGCTTGCCATCACTCATTTAGACGATGAAGGATTTGAACAATTGAAAGCACAAAGAAGTATTACGGGAGATGATTAATGAATAGCATTAAGAAAATGTTTTGGCTTAGTACAGTAGCAGTGTGGACAGCATTGCTCTGTGCAATAGCTATTACAGCAAAAGCCGATGAGATCGATTACGCAAGAGATGTTGCCCCTATCTTCGTAGAGCAATGTCAAGCATGCCACAGAGAAGGTGGTATTGCTCCTTGGGCAATGACTAACTATCAGATGCTACAAGGCTTTGCACCTGCAATTAAAGAGGCTATTGTGTCAAAGCGTATGCCTCCAGGTCAAATTGATCGCAAGTACGCAGGCACAATTATCAATCACCGAACGCTAAGCAACCGTGAAGTTGATACGATTGTAGCGTGGATTGACGCAGGCGCACCTGTTGAGGGAGATAGAGATCCTCTAACAGAAACAACTTACTCTACTTCAGAGTGGGTACACGGTGAACCTGATATGATTATCGAAGTACCACCGCAAGAGATTC